AGCGGTCATGGTCGCGGCCCTGAAGGTCGCGCTCACGAACGAGCGGGGCAACTTCGTTCTCAGCAACAGCCCACTCGGTCATAAAGATCGAGAGGAAACGCTCGTCCGTCTCGCGGAAGAGCTGCATCAAACTAGCAACTGCCATGGTCCTTTTCCTCCTTCAAGCAGGTTGCCCCGCTGGGATAAATTAGTTAGCCTTCTGATGAATGGCGAACTTGCAGCGGATCTTCTTCTTGTCATTCCACGGGGGAACAAAGTTACCCGCGAGAGAAGAACCGTAGATGGTCTCGCCGTCGAGAAGCGGGTCGAAATTGGTGTTCACTGCCAGCACCTTGATGACGTTGGTAGTGGTAGCCAAGGGTATGACCCTCCTATTCGGTTTAACGAGACCCGTGACACTGCTATCATCAAGGACGCATCCAAATACCAGTTTAGTATCATTCGTTTTGTTATGGACGGTGCTAATAAGGATTTACCTCTTTTTATTCCGGCTATCCAGTCCGGCACGGGGCAGACAGATGTTAATCTAACGGAGTATGGTTTTGGTATGACGTGGGAAGGTATTGTCGGCGGTGTAACATATAATATCACGGTTCCCGTCCAGTATGTGTCCTATGTCCCGGAAACGCAGAGCGCAGTCCTAGCACCCCTTCCCCGCCCCGTGTCCAGTCAGAACTATATCGGTATCTGGTCTAGCACGGTGACTTACGGGGATAAAGATATTGTGTATTACAACCCCGACCAGTTATACTACCAGTTCAATGCCCTCCCGGCAACACCTACCAGTCTTAACCAGCCCCCTCCCAGTTTCCCTAACTTATGGCGAGTAGTAAGCCCGGAGTTAGGGCGCCCTCAAGACTTGTCATCCAGATATTATTGGGTATATACATATTCGCATTGGGTGGATTTGATTAACACGACGTTAGTGGCTATTAATACGGCTCTGTATAACGCCTTGTTCGCGCAACTCCCCGCGCCCCAGCAAGTAGCCCCCTTTGACACATATGCTAACTTCGCCACCGAGTTCCCCGCCCCTATTATGGCTTACGACATCGGCTCCGGCTTGTTCAGCATTTATTACCCCGATGGATATTTGAACCCGATAACCCCTTCAGTAGGCACTGCTACGGACGTCTTCCAGACGCTATACTTCAACGTGAATATGGAAGGCCTATTTGCTAACTTTGATAACGTATATCTTAACCAGCCCTCACACCCGGCTAACGCAAACGGATTTAGATATACGTGGATTAACCCCACCACTCCGTTGGCCACTCTGTATCCCGACGGCTACGCGAACCTCCAGAGGGTGGCGGTAGTAGGATTGAATGATAACATCCGTCCGGCAGTAACGCCTAACCCCCCACAAGGCTATGCTAGGACGTGGGTTAAGATGACACAGAACTACACATCTACATCTACCCTCTGGTCACCCATTGACAGTATTGTATTTACTAGCACTCTACTTCCTCTTCAGAACGAGCAGACGGCACCCCCTAATAGTCTGGGAAGTCGTAATACTGGTAACTCTACGGCTACCAGTCAGTCCGCCTTCGCGCCCATTATTACGGACGTGGCCTTAGATTTATCTAGTGACCCTTCCGGCTACCGCAAGATGATATACTACGCCCCCCAAGCGGAATACCGTATGGCGGATTTCCAGAACTCTAAGGCGGATATCCGGAATGTAGATATTCAAGTGTTCTGGAAGAACCGGTTGGATAACAGTCTTTACCCGATTAGTATGTTTAATCTGTCCTCCGTGTCGTTCAAGTTAATGTTCCGTAAGAAGACCACCCCGCCCAAAAGCGACTATTAATACGCTCCGGCTCTAACAACTTTAAAAGAAACCCATTTCTCGGGATTTTTTTAATGTTGTAGTAGAATATAAGATGAGTGCCGACATCCAGAAGGAGGCAGTTTTTGACGACCGCATCGTCCAGTCCCGCCCCCGTTATGCGGTGGAGAAGGGCGCCCTTTCTCTTACTAACGCGCCTTTCAACGCTATCGCATCTACGGCGTCGCAGATGACTTTTAACGTGTATGTGCCTTCAGAGAACGTTTTTGTGGATAGGGCGCTACGGTGGGGCGGTGAGGCGCGTATGGCGTTCAACTGGGCTAACATCCAAGGCTCGGCCTCTACGTGCGTGTGGTCAGCGTTAGCCTCCCAGCCCGGCACGGGTGCGTCCGCGGGTGCCTACCCTATTGATGCCCAAGTGATTGTAGCCCCCGGCCGTGACTTCTCCCTCCAGCCCTTCCCGCTTAACTACTTGTGCCAGACGATGACGGCCACGATTAACGACACTACGTCCGTTATCAACTCCCAAGACGTGCTACTGGAGGTTATGCGTCTGACGGACTACAAGAAGAATAAGAAACTGCGGACTTGCCCTACGGCGATGGACAAATACCAAGCGAACTATATGTCTATGGGAACCCTAAGCGCTAACAACGCCCCGACCGCGGGTTTCGGCGAGGCTATGAACATTGACGAGGTGCCTAACGGTGCCTACCCCGGCTTCTTCTTCTGTAAGCCGGACGGTAGCCGTGTGGCGCAAGTGGGTGCCGATAGTTACTTGGTGACGGGTGGCGGTGCCAATGGCCTCCCCATCTACCAGTGGTTCTACAACGGTATGCCCGTATCGTCCTCTACTAACGTTAATACGACCCCCGGCACTACGGTGCCAGTTCCCCAGACTAACGCGCAGTTGTTCTTTTCCTTCTACTCCGTGGAACTGCTAACATTGTCGCCCTTCGTGTTTGCTAATGACCAAGAGTGCGACACTGGTCTGTTTGGTATTAACAACATCCAGTTGATTATGAACTTCAAGAGTGGTAACTCCCTTGCCCGTGTCCTCAAGGCGCAGTATTGCTCCCTTGCTAACGGCTCCCCCATTACTACGGGCGACTGTGGTAACCGTGCGCAGTTGGTGGCGTCTTCCGTGGGCTTTAACTCCCTTGCTAGTTCTCAGTGGGTGTCCCCGGTGCTGAACGTTCAGTTCCTAACACCCTCTCTGGATGTGCCTCTGCCCCCTAAGTCCGTCGTGCCTTATATGGAGTTCCCCCGTTATATCACACAAGCCCAGAACGGCTCACTGGATGCCTATGGCCAGAGCCGTGCGCTAGGCCAGTTACAGTCCCAGACTATTACGCTCCCTCAGATACCCGACCTCCTTATCGTGTATGTAAAGGCTCAGCAAGTCCCGGGTCAGCCCGACCCCCAAGACCCCTCATATGGCGACGGCTATATCCCCGTGGCTAATATGATGAACTCCGGCGGGTCAGTGAAGAACCCTCTGTCTATCAACTTTGATAACTTCAGTGGTCTGCTATCCTCCCACACTACGGAGGAACTCTACACGATGTCAGTGATGAACGGTCTGGATATGGACTGGCCTACGTGGAGCGGTCTCCCCCTATCGCTAAGTGGTGGTCAGTTGGGTGCGCCTACTGGCGGTGGCTCTAGCGCTGGTGGCGCCCCCGCGGTGGCTCAGTATCCTCCCCTAAAGGCGGGTCAAGCGCGTCCCTCCGTTGGCGGGTTCCTTGTGCTGAAGCCCAGTAAGGACATTACACTCCAGTCCGGACAAGCGCCGTCACTAGTAGGTAACTTTACCCTCCAGTTTAACTTACAAGTGGTCAATACCTACCCCTTCCCCGTTCAGCCCGTTCTGTATGTGATTACTGCTAATAGTGGGTTCTTTGAGAGTATCCGCGGTAGTTCTCGTATCATCAAGGGCGTATTATCAGAACAAGATATCATTTCCGCGCCCGTGGCTTCCGCCCAGACGCACGAGGGTCTTCGTCGCCTAGTAGGTGGTCGCCTTTCAATGGGTTCCCTTTCTAACATTTTTAACAAAGCGAAGGACATTTATGAAAAAACCAAACCGGCGGTTTCGGCGATTAAGAACCTCCTCCCTAATGAGGGTATGATGGGTAAGGTGAAGGGTGCTATGGGTTCAGTGGGCTATGGCACGGGCGCCGGTAAGAAGGGTAGTCTCTCCGCTCGTCTGATGTAAGTGTAGTATGAATACCGGGTCGGGGCGGGTCGGCCAAACCGCGACCCCCTTTTAAGAAAAAACCACTACGACTAATGACGTAGCGGTTTTTTCTATGTGTCCATTATAGAATGTCCGGCGTAACAAGTCTATCTGGCGGTGGTGGCACTCCATTGACCGGAGCAATCGGCGTAGTATCAAACAATGGAGCCATTACAGTAGGTCAAAACACAACCGGCGGGGCTAACAACGTGACACTACAATACAACCCAAACGGCCTAACTGGTTTTACAGTAGCCGGACAACCCGCGACCGGTAACGTGATACTAGCGACGGGCGACGGATTAAGTTATACTAATGACGGGTTCGGAACTGTAACCCTTAATACGTTTTCTCCAGACACCGGAACGGCTACTAGCGCTACACTTACCGCCCCGGCACTCGCCACGGCTCTGGCTTGGAATACGGCGAACGCATATGTCCCGGGTAATGTGGTTATTAGTTCCGGAACCACGTATGTATGTCTCGTAGCGCAACCGGCGAGTTCTCCGGCACCCACTAACGGCGCTAACTGGCAAAGCATAGGTGGCGGTGGCGCCAGTGGTAGTTCAATCTCTAATGGTGGCACTACGGCGAGTTGTAGCGCAACCGGCGACTTTACGGTTACGACGACGGATGTAGCAAGTAACACGAATACTATTAACCTAACTACAGTCTATCCAACGACAACCCCGGGAGCGAGTGCCGGGGATATTAATATTACGTCCGGCGCCGACCTTACGATGTTAGCCCCGGACGCTAACGTGGTAATAGAAGGGAAAACCTCAACGCTAATATCAACAACGGCCGGTGCGCTAACTTTAAGCGCGGTTGGGCTTACAACCGGCAACTTCACCGTGGGCGGTGGGTCTCCCTCAGCAACCGGTGTGTATATGAATAATGCCCTTTTTCAGTTTAATAGTGATGCCGTATTGACGAATGGCGGTGCGTGGTCGGCACCTACTGCCTATCAAGTCGGGAATGTAGTAACATATACCGGCGCCACCTATGTGTGTTTAGTAGCGCAACCGGCAAGTTCTCCGGCACCCACTGACGGTGCTAACTGGGGTATAATAGCCGACACCACTGGCGACAGTCTGTCTGCTAACGGCGCAAC